AGAGGAAGCCAGTTGCTCAAAAGCTTGAGCTGAGTTTTTCAACTTATCTATATTTTGCTGCGTTGTTGTTCTTAGCTGCTCTATTACTGCTTCATTGCCGCTATCCGAAGCATCAATCTCAAAACCGGATACAAAAGCCAAAGCTTTGTCTACATCTGAATACTCTGGAATAGTCGTTTCGGCTTCCCCTGTTGTACTTGTGTTGACGGAAGACGGCATTTTAGGAGGAATGTACTTTTCAGCCATTGTTTTTCCTAAGCCGGTAAACGAAAGAAGTGCTGCATTCGATGTTAAACCTACGTACAAAGACTCACGTAACTTTGTACTTTCATCCATAAGCGCATCAGAATACTTTTTGGATTCCTCAAAATACGTACTTCTGTTTTGATTCTCAGGCAGATTTGCTTGTGTAATAGCCGCATTTATATAAGCTGTGTCGTTTTCTTTAAGAGCTCTTACCACTTCTTGATGAGTTGTGGGCCTTAATTCAGTTTGAGGAACAGCCTCAACCTTTACTTTTGGTCTCAGTGTGAGCGGATCAAGCTCTTGAACGCCTGTTTCCGGATTTATTACTGGAACGCTCTTTAGTAAAGTTTCTCCAGTTGGGACTTCAATTAACTCACCCTTTTTAGCTAGAAGATCAATTGCTTCGATAGTGCGCTTATCCGCAATCACATTGTAAGTCAATATGGATTCATTGGCAGTCTTTGCAGTCTCTGGACCGTAAAATACTTCACCTGCTGCAATAGCCTGGTCATCTTTTAGTTTGCCCATTGACTGACGCGCTAATGCTTGAGCAGTACGCTCTGTCAAACTGACTGTTTTAGAAGGGTCATCTAAACTCGGAACTCTCATAGCAAGCGCTGTTTGTTGCGTTTCTGTAAGAGTTGAAGCATTTGTTGACAATTGATCCATGTACATCTGCTGAGCGCCGTAGTACGTCTTACTAAACTCTGTAGTCGCTGCAGCAATTTCTTCTTCTAATTGAGCACCGAATCGGCCAGTAAATCTAATGATTTCTTTTCTGTCAAACGTACCCGCAATTATATCTTCGATGTCTTGGTTATTTACTAAATTTTCAGGATTCTTTGCGCGAGCTGGAGCGTTCTTTAGCAACTCGTTATTGTATTTTTCTGCTGCCTGCTCAACCATTGTTCTGCGAATTTGCGGTGCGTACAGAGTTTCTAAGTCTTCCCGCTTCATCTGCACTTCTGTCTCTTTTAATATTTCTTGCCTTTGCTCAACGCTTGTATCCGAGTCAAATGCCGCACGGTTTAAGTTCATTCCTTGATATGCACCGTATGCGCCGCCAATTAAAGCGCCACCTGCTATACCCCACGGACCGGCAATAGTTCCTATTGCCGCTCCTGCTCCCGCACCTAGCATAATTGAGGGCAACAACCCAGCAATATTGCTTCCGTTCAATCCGTACTTTTTAGTAAAGACGGCATCTATGGCTTGCTGTGTTGGCTGCAACGTAGCACCGTAGCCCATTGAGGCAGCAAATTGATTGACGGCTCCAATACCTTGGTCAGCCGCGCTTTGACCAAGAGCTCGATACCGATCCAAAGCTGCTTTTCCTTCAGCAGTTAAGCTGTCATAACCTCCGAAGTCGTTATATTCAACTTTGCCTTCAGCAAGAAGTTTAGCAGCTAAATCGTACTCTTCTCCAGTTTCCTTGTCACGGACAAGGGCCCTAACTAGAGGTCTTCCGTATTTCGCGTCTTCTCCGTATCCACCAAAGATTCTAATTTCTTTGTTCGGGTCTGCTTTTATGGCTTCTATTTCTTTCTTTACAGCAAGACCTTCAGCGGAACCTTTTTCCGGAGCGTCGATTCCTAAAAACCTTCCTCTTACCTCAAGTCCATCTTCAAGATTCATGTTAAAGGTATCGCCGTCCAAAACTTCTAAATTCTTTACTAGAATTTCTTGGTCGTCTTTATTTATTAACGCTTTATTTGCGTCGTCTAATTGATCTTTTAACATTTCTGGAGTAGTGTTTAACGACCCTAACTGCACTCTTGAAGTGACAAACTGCTGATAACCTGCGTAATCAGTCTGCTCTGTTATTGTCTGCCTAATTGCGCTTTCTTGAGTTATACCTGTAAGCATTTTTGCCCTAACATCGGCTTTAAACGAGTCTTGTTCTTCCGGCGTCATCTGATTTAATCTTTTGTACAAGGTTGCATTAACATTCTGACCGGTGCTTTCCTCAATTAATTTGTTTTCCTTGACCATCGCTTCATTTGCATTTGCAAGCATTGCGTCAAGATCTTGCATAAAAGTTGCAGAGTTGAGGTCAAGATCCTTTATAACTTTTCTACCGTGTGCAGCTTGAGTAAGTACAGAGTCTCCTCGCTTAGCAACTCTTTCTTTTAGAACTGTGTCGGTTGTATCACGCCTTGAGGTTTCAGCTATAGTCGAGTCTTCACCAACAAAGTAATTAAGAATTGGTTCTAGGGCGCTTACTGCAATTTTACTAAAGCTTAATTGAGCTGCTTCGAGCCTGCCCAACATTTTGTCATATTTAGTTGCCATAGAAGCCGCTTGATCTTCAATCAAACGGTCAGTCAAGCCCATTCCGCTAAGAAGAGCATCAAGGCTGTCAAGCATTTCTATAGCGTCGCCTTGTTTAATGTTTGAAAGCGCCGATCTGCTAATTTCAAATCTTCTCGACAAAGAAGACATGTTACCCGAAAGAAATTCTCTAATTGCTATTTGCGCGCCTTCGGTGCCCTGAGCAGGGTCGAATGCAGCTAGTTTACGGGCGACGTTAAACGTTTTGTTAATGTCGACGCCGTAAGAATTCGCCAAAGGAATGAATCCGGTAACTTGTCCAATATTCTTAGTCAACGTACCGCCAAACAGCTTTTGCTGAGTAAGCGCAGCCTGCATGGCGTTTCCGTAAGTTTCGGGACTAAGCGCTAAAGTTCTGGCACTGATCATTGTACTTTCAGCATTTAATGCAGGTCTCACTGCTTGATCGATTGCTTGCATTATCGCGGTCGGTGCGTTAAACGCGGCTGTTGCCCAGTAATTAATCTGTTGTGCTTTTTGCGTAAAATGCGAAAATCTACTAGCCAAGGTTGATTGATTTCTTGCAGATTTTTCCTCATTAAGTGTTTTCTGCATTGCAGTCAAATCTGCAGTAGTGATGTCTACCCCAGGTCCCCTATCTGCTTCTCTAGTAACGCGATTAAGGATTCTTTGTCTTCTATTGACATCAGTTATTCCTTTCTTATCTAAAGCAGCGTTAGTAGCGTCTATTCTTCTTTGATATTCAGAATCGCCTCCTGACAACTTCTTTTGTGTGTATGCTAGGTCTGCAGCAGAAGCAGTTCGTAAGTCTCTTCGTACTTCTTTTCCAAGGAAATTGACACCGTATGCTTGTAGGTTTCCAGCAAGAGAGCTATAAAGAAGTCCTTCTTTTCCTCCGGTAATTTCGTTTGCGTAGCCTTTCAACAATCTTCTTCTTGTTATGTCTTGTCCGAATGTATAACCAAACAAGGACTGTTGAGTAGTGTTTGCTTGTAATCCTTCACGGAGTGCCGAAAGCCGACGATTAGTTTCCTTCTCTACATCTTTTGCGGCTCGGTCTTGTTCTTCGCCTGCAAAACCTGCAAGAACACCGACTTTTGCAGCTGCTGCTCTGACTTTTGCTGCGCGTTCGATTTCTTCTGAAGTTTTAGTTGTGTCATTTTGAGTAGCTTCGGCTGCCTTGTCCAATGCTACCAAAGCGTTTTGCAATCGACTTAAATCTGTAGCTAAGTCAGCAATATTTTTTCCCGGCGCGTCAAGGCTACTGAAAATAGCTTGAATGTCGTCGGCTTCTTGCCCGTATCCTCCCTTGTTTGCAGTTTGCAGTAACTCTTTAAAACTATCGTTGTTGTCAATAATTGATTTAGTCGTTGTTTGAGCAATACCGGTAAGTTCTCTTTTACTTACTCCGACACCCGCACCACCAAGAGAACCCATATTTTGTTCGTATGCATTTCTTGCTGCTCTTAATTGCTGCACTGCCAGCAAACGGTCGGCGCCGAAATTACGGGCACCACCTTCACCGAACTCGCCGCCAACTCCAAATGGAAGGCCGCCGCCTCCACCACCACCGAAACCACCACCTGCACCAGGAATAGCCAAGCCTGGGAACATGCCGAAGAAGCCTGCTCCGGCGCCAGCTGCTGGCGTAGTCGCTGCAGTTCCTGTTGTTGCAGAACCTGTTTTATAAATTGGACCGAATGGTCCTATTCCTACTAATGTTCGTCCAGCGACTATCGAAGCCGGAGTAGTTGAAGGAGCAGACGCAGCAGCAACCACTGCCGCATGAAGTGCCGTTCCTGAAACACCTGAGGCACCTGAAGCAGGAGCTGCGTGAGCTCCTGTAGCAGAACCGCTTCCAGAAACTGCTAAACCAGCGGCAATAATGTTTACAGGGGATCCTGTCGCTGTTACCGTGTTTGCAGTAATGTTTACTGGAGAACCTGTTGCTGTTACAGTAGTTCCTGAGCCTTCTCTTCTTCTGCCTGTCTTTCTTCCACCTCTTCGTCGTCCGCCTTCTTCGCCACCGTCTTCATCATCAGAAGGTGGAGAACCTCCACCGCCACCGCCTCCGCCTGAACCGCCAGAGCCTGATCCAGACCCCTTTGATCCCTTTCCGGAATCAACGGCGTAAATGTCTTCTCCTTTTTCAAACCGAGCAAGCAATTTTGATTTTTCAGCTCTTTGCGCGTCGGACAAAATTTCTTCTGGGTAGGTAAGGAGTTCTTCAATTTCGTCACGTCGTTGTGCTTTTTGCCATTCTGGATTATACGGTCGTTTATTTTTTAACAAACGGTCTCGTATTTTTTGAGCCCTTGCTTGCCGAGATGCTGTTTCTTCAGCTGTCATAGGACCCATATCAGAAAAAAGTTTTTTCTGTATGGCTGTTTCTACAATATCAGTCGCCATTCGCATTCCTGCACCTGGATCTGACTCAGGTGAGTAGTTGCGAAGTTCTGCTAAATTAATGTAGTCTTTCGGTTGTCTGTCTAATCTGTAACCTTTTGGAGTTTGTACAGTTCGAGGAATGTCTCGTTGCCGTGGTACGTTGACTCTTGCAAGCAACATAGCACGTTCTTCTGGATCTGTAATACTCTTGCTGTCCATCCAGTCTGTAACTGACTTAACGGCTTTAGCATACTCTGGATTTTCTTCTTTTGAAAGCAGACTGTAAGCCCTTTTTCGCATTGCATCGCTTACAGGTCTGCCAGTTCGAGCAGCTCTTTCGTCAAGACGACGGTCAATCTCTTTTCTTCTAGCTACAAGCGCTGGGTTTTCCATCACTGCGCGGGAAGTATCAAAGAACATTGCTTCAGGGTGAGCTTTATAGTATTGTCTTCTTTCTCTATCGGCAACTCTTGCTTCTGTTTCAGGTTGTCTTCTTTTGCTTTCTATTGACTTTTCTTTTCTTCTGCTTTCTCTACTTGCCGCTAGTTGCGCGTCGTAGTCTTCTATTCTTTTTTGTTCAGCAGCACTTACTGGTTTTTGACGTCTTCCCATTATTTTAGCGGGAACTGTAATCTTGCTTACAAGTTTTTGTAAATAAGCATCATACGTAGCATCGTCAACTCGTCCGGCAATCTTCGCTAATCTTTCTTTTGCTTTTTCGACTTCTGCAAGATATGCAGGATTGTCTATTTCCACCGTTGCCAAAGCTTCGCCTTTTTCTTTTGCTTTTCTTTCTCTCTCTGCCACAGCTAAATCAGTCTCAGGTCTTCGTTTTTTACTTTCAACCGACTGACGTTGTTTTCTAGGAACACGAGCGGCAGCGTATTTTTCAACATGCTTATCAATTATCTGGCGTTCTCTTTCGCTAATTGCTTCGGTGGCTGGAACAGTAAGCTTAGCAGGAACAGCAATCCGGTCAAGAAGATTTTGTAAATAAGCTTCTTTTCGTTCTGGACTAATTCGACCAGCAATTTTTTCTACTCTTTCTTTTGCTTCTGCAACTGCCGCCAGATATTCAGGATTGTCGGTCTCAACCATCTTTACAGGTTTAGCCGCTTTTGCTGCTTTTTGTTTAGCTTCTCTTGCTGCAATTTTAGCATCAGTTATAAAAGACCTGTCTGCGAGTCTTTCAGCGGATTCATTTCTTTTTCTTGCAATTCTTGGAGTGTCGCGGACTAAAACATTTTTACCAGTTCCCACATCTGGGAACATTCTCCATGTACTTGTTCCGGATCCCTCATCAACGCCTCCAGTGAGCAAATCTTTAAAGAATTTAGAAGTACTTTCTTTGAATTTTGAAAATCCTGAAATAGGAGGGGCACTTTGCTTAGGAACAGTAATCTTGCCTATAAGCTTCTGTAAAAACGCATCTTTCTGACTCTCAGTTAATCCAGTAGCTCTGTTTACTTTTTCTCTAGCAGCCTCGACTGCTGCAAGATATGCGGGATTGTCAATTTCCGGTGTCTGTCTTTCATACGTCGGGACTTGATAACTTGCGCCTTGTTTGCTTCTTGTACGCTCGCTGAAGTTTAATATTCTTACTGGTTTAAGTTGAGCTTCGTATTCTCTTTCTCGGCGCTCTGCCTCTTCGCGTCGTCTAATTACTTCGCGTATTGATTGAATTTGCGATTCAGCTTCTCCTTCTCTTATATCACGTCTTTCTTCTGCTACTTTAGTTCGACGTGCGACAGCCGGTTCGCTCATGTATTGTTTTTCTTCTCTTGCAGCGACTTTTGCTGCTGTTTCCGGTTGTCTTGCTTTGCTTGCTATCGATTTTGCTTTTCTTCTATTAATTCGATCTTCATCTATTCTTTTTTGATACAAGCGTTCTGCATTTTCTTCCTGTATCGGTCTAAGAGCGGAGTCAAGGCTGTCTTCCCGCATTGATCCTCTTATAGCAGCAATTTTAGCGTCAGCCTCACCTTCTCTTTCTGCTCTTACCTCTTCACCTCTTTTTTCCCTAATACTCATTTCTTTTTGATAAAGTTCTGCTAAAGCTTTTCGGTCATCTTCAATTTTTTTATTTTCAATTTCTTTTGCGTTTTTAGCAATCTGTTGTCTACGCAATTCTCTTTCTTCTGCAATAGTTGCGGGCTGCTCTTTTGTCGCGTCTGCGACTAACGGCATTCGACCGACGTCGACTCCTTCATTAGTTAACCTTCTGAAACGTGCTGACATTCGTTGTCGAAACGTTTGAAACGCCGATTGCGGTCTGTCCTGTCCTACATAACTAAGCGGTCGCCGTATAGACATGCCACCCGAAAGGTATTCTTCAAATTCTGTTCGAGTAGCTTCTCTTACTTGTACAGGATCAACTTCAATAGTCGGGCCGGTTAAATTAAACTGCCGTCGAGGACGATCTCCTCTTCCTCCGCTATATCTCTTATGTACGTAATTATACCGCCCAAGTATTGATTGTTTGCGATCTGCCAGTCTTTGTCTTTCTGTTTCGTCTGCTTCTGCTTTAGCTACTCTTTCGGCTTCAAGTTGAGAATGAGTTTTAGTGTATTCTTCTTCAGGCTTATTTGGATCGGGAGCAGGAAGTAAAAATCTTCCAGTTACTCTGTCCTCATATTCGCGAAATTCTCTAGCTTTTCTTTCTGCCTCTTCTTTTTCTGCTTGTAATTTAGCTTCTTTTTCTGCCTGTAGTCTGGGTTGTTCTGCTTTTCTTTCTCTTTCTATTCTTAGTGCTTGTAGTCTGGCTTTTCTAGCTGCCCGCGGTTCTGCTTCTCTTGCAGCAACTTTTGCTGCTGTTTCCGGTTGTCTTGCTTTACTTGCTATCGATTTTGCTTTTCTTCTGTTAATTCGATCTTCATCTATTTTTTTCTGTCTTTGGTCTTCTAATTGAATACCTTCAGGAGTTGAAGGTGGTACGACGGCCCCTGCATCGTAATTAGTGTATACAGCTTGAATTTGCTTTCTTCTAATATTTCTACGTCTAGTAGCTAACCCTCTTTGTGCTGCCTCGCTTCTTCGTTTAGCTTCCGCTTCTCTTCTTCGAACTGTTTCCGCTGATTGTCGAGCTGGTTCTTCAGCTGCAAGTTGTTCTGCTGTTTTAGTGTACTCTTCTTCAGGCTTGTTTGGATCGGGAGCAGGAAGTAAAAATCTTCCGCTTGCTTCCATAAAAAGCCTATTTTGGACTTTTTCAACAATTGGGAGAGTAGCGGCATCGGCTTCGGTTTCCCTTGCAGCTGCTCTTTCTTCCGTTTCTTTTATTCTTTTCCTACCCCTGACTATTATTTGATCAAGAGTAGCAAATTCCGATCTTTTAACATCTTTTTCAGCAAATGCTAATTTTTCGGCTGGATCGGTAATTCCTTCTTTTTCCGCGTTCCATACCGCTATTTGTTTTGCAATTGCGTATCTTCTTTGCTGACGAGCTTGAAAAAGTCGTTTCGCGGTTTCGCTTCTTTCTTCAGTGCCTCTTTTAGCTTTTGGATCTGACCGAGGAATCGAAGCCACTTCTGGATCAATACCTGCTCCTCCAAAGAGCGAGCCGTACTTATTTACATATTCAGGTCTTGTAGGATCACCGTATTGCGCTGTCATTGCTGTGTCAATTCCGCGCGGGGGATTCTCTCTTTGCATCCAGGCATCGATTAACCTTGCCGGTATTGGGTACTTTGCATCCACATTCCGGTCCGCGTAGTATTCACGGAGCTCATTCATTATTTTTTGATTATTGGCCTCGTCTCCAGGTATTGGTGCAAAAGCATCTTTTTCTCGCTTTGTGAAAAATAAAGGATTGCCTTTTTCGTCTCTTCCAAAATCCTCTTGCTCATAAGTTCTGGTGTTTCTAGTGAGTCTGTCAAGTATTTTTTTTCTTTGTCTTTTGCTTCTTTTTTTAGGTTTTGAGTCTAAAGCGGCGTTTATTTCTTTTCTTCTCTGTCTGCGATTTTTGTCTACAGCATTCTGTCCATTTTCTTGATCCGCTAATCGCTCGGCCTCTCTTTTTTTATCGACTTCAAGCAGCTGTCTTTCTCTTTCTCGCTCTCTCATTATTTCTAAATCTTTAACTTCTGATTGCACTTTAGGCTCGTCAAATTCTTGAAATTCTTTTATAAAGCCAGGAATTCCTCTTGCTACGCTTGGATTGATGCCGTAGCTAACTTCTGGAACAGGCATGTTTTCTGCTTCTCTTGCTTCTTGTTTTGCGTCTTTTTCTCTTTGCTTAGCTTCCAGATATTCAGGAGAATTTCTGTATAACGCGTTAATTTGTCTTTTTGTTCTTTTTACTGGTTTTGTTGCTTCCCACCAAGCTAAAGGCCTGACTCTTCTAGTTAACCTTTTAAAAATCGTATCTCGTCTTCTTTGGTTTGCTTCGCTATTAGATCCAAAATAACGACGGCGTTTTCCTTCGGTAGCTTCTTTAAACTCTTTTCTATCTAAAGCCGCGTTGACTTCAGCAATCCTGTCTGCATTTTCTTTGTCTCTTGCAGCAATAGCCGCGTTTCTATCTTCTTCTCCCAGCCTTTCTAGAAAAAGTTCTTTTGGATCTTCCTGGCTTTTATCTTTTGCTTCTGCTACAGCTGTATCTCTTTTCAATAATTGTGCGTTTTCAGTGGCACTTCCAACATAAAACTCAACGTTTTTATATGGCGTATTTTTAGTCAGCTTTGTAATTTCTTCTTTCGGTTCTACGTCGACAGCCCTTGGATGGCGCATGTGCCTAAGGTACAGTCCTTGCGCTACTGCCCGCATTTGCCGAACTAGATCTCTACCTGCGTTTGTTGTTGTCAAGCTTTGAACATGTTCAGGATTTTTTGTATCCATTTTTCTAAATTGCTCTGTTTGCTCTGGCGCTAAAACCGAAAATATAGCTTGCATGTCTGATAAAAATTTAGTGTCTCCTAGAGAAGGATCTCTGCTTGACTGTCTTCCAAAGTCTTTTAGCTTTTGAAGGATTCGCAATTTTCCAATTACTGGTCCAAGGCGACGAGCTAGTGGCACATCTTCCTCTTTTGCTTGCTGCCTTGCCTCAACAACAGCCTCATTAGGCCTGTCTCTCGTAGCCACGTTAAACATTTCGGCAATTGCAGGGTTTTCTAAGTATTTATGACCTTTTGTATCAGCCATGAAAGTAGAAATTTGCTCAGCCATCGCTTTGTTTTTTGGATCTTTAGCGGCTGCCTTTACATAACTTTCTACTGATGCCGTGTCACCAAAGTCTGTGTACCTTAGCATGTTTGCCATGCCTGGAGTCACGCCGCCAATAAGTTTTAAAGCTTTTTCCCTAGCTTTAGGATCTCCTATAGCAGTTGCTAGTAATTGCTTTAATCCTTTGTTGTCTCCTTGAAATTTTTGAAACTTAGCAATTAAGTCGTCTAGCGGGCTTCTATCGGCCCGTTCGCGGGGTTTGTCTGACGTAGTAACCATTGCCGCGGCCGGATCGTAGTTTACTGCGTTGTCCTGCCTGTTTCCGGATTGTAGATGCCTCAAAGGATCTAGTCCAGCAGCTATTTCTGCTTGATATTGAGACCTGCGAATAAGTTCCGCGGTTGTAAGACTTTTTTCAGGCGCTCGCAAAATACGGTCTATTTCTTCTCTTTGTTCCTCAAGGTTAACATGCTCACCTGCTGAATAAGTTCCCGAACGGTACGTAAATTCTCCTGATCGTTCTTCTAAAGTAAAATCTCTGTCTGCTTGCTGTTGTTCAGCTAGCTTGTCACTGATCCTTAAATCTTCACGAATGCCTGCATCGACAATCCCTTCTCTTTTGTGCCTTTGTACAACAGAGTCGTTGTACGCTGGCGATGGCATACGACCTAGCACAGCTCTTGCTAAACTACTTATACGGAATCTCAGTGTCTTGGCCATTGATATAGGGCTGACTGTAGAAGCTTGTTTGCGTGAGTTTTCTAAGTCATTAGTTGTCCCCATTACCCGCGCAATTCTATCGGCCATTCCTCCAGAAGTGTGCAATATTGGTAAATTCTGTCTCAATGCATCAGGAGCACTGACAAGAGTGTCTACTGACGGAACGTCTTCTCCTCCTTCTGCTAAGGCAGGTACGAGAACCGGTCTTAAAAGTTTCGAAAGCATTGAAAACTGTCCAAACGAATCCGTGCTTTTAAATTCTTTAGATCTTGATAATGTTCTAACTCTTGCTAACATCCGCTTGCTTAATTCAGAAAGCATTGGCGACGCAGCTTCCATTTCTAGAGCCAAGGCTCTATTTGGATTTTTAGGGTCGTAGGCATTAGCGTAATCCAAAATAGGGAAACCAGAATACTCGGCTTGCTCAAGTAGCTGTATACTAGAAAAGAAATTTTTTAATTGACTTAACGGGCTTGGCAGTTCTCGTGCTTTTCTTGGATCTACTTTTCCATCTTTATCTGTAATATTGCGTGCTGTTTGCAAGCCTTGAGTAAAATTTTGATACTTGGAACTGCCGCCAATTAAACCAAATCCTGCCAATATACTGTCAGTAAATTTATATTTATTTTGTTTAATTTCCTCGTCTACTTTTAGTTGACTTTCCAGACCGTCATCTAAAGGTAACCCTTCTCGATTATTTTGAGCGATTACTTGCAAAGGTGTAGGAGAATCAAAAAGCACAGGCATATCAGCTCTTCCAAGACGTCTTAGATAGTTTAATGCCCTGTTCGCCACAGGTCGAACATTTGTCACCATATCGCGAAACGAATCACGTCCAAATCCGTAACCAGCAACGCGCGTAATCATTTCTTCAGGATCGTTTTCTATCCCAGTGATACTTGCTTTCGGATTTGCAATCATATCTGCAGGTACGGGTCTTGTAGGTTGGATAACTACTGAAGAAGGCCCTGCTGGCGTATCTTCTTCTTTGTAAGGCTCAAACGAGATTTGCCTTGCTCTTGGATTGGTTACTTGTTTTCTTATTGAATCTGGTAAGTCTTTAAAGCTCCATCCTTCTTTAGCCTCCCACGCTGCAATTCCTTCAGGTGTGCTAAAATCCGGCTTTTCCACTGATGTTACTCGATACCGTGTTCCAGGCGCTTCCGGAATTTCGATTACTTGTCCAGGTTTGTATCCCCCACCCGCTCGAGTTGTGGCTGTTCTAACTCCTTGTTCAACAAGCTGAGCTGTAGTAGTCCCTGTTAAATATCTAGCTTTTAAATCTTCTCTTAACTGACTCTGCGCCATACTGTACTTCATTGCCATTGTTGCGTCTGTTGGTCTAGATCTACCTAAATTAGGATTTAACGCCAGAGCTTGCTTCTGTATATAATTTTCTATATCTTGCGGCGTGTTGCGAACATCCTTATCATTTTCATCTCTTTGGAGATACCCATCCGGCATGTGCACATCCGCGTTTAATCCTAAAGCAGCCGCAGCAACAGATCCGGCAATGTCTGTTCCAGTTTGCCCACCTGACACAATTGTACTTAACTGTGGATACTGAGCTTTGACTATTTTTAAAATATCATAAACGTTTCGATTAACTTGATCTTGAGAAACTCCCGCTTTTTTCCAAGCCGGCATAGCATTTCCTGAAACATTAAGAGAAGTGGCGCTTGTCGCTTTTAGAGATTCTACTAACCTAGCTGCTATTTGTTCGTTACTTTGTCCCTCGTCACTTACTAAAACTCCGCCAGCCGCTTTTACAGCCGACGCTGTTTTTCTTTCTCCAGGGGTTGCATGGTCAGCTGCGTAAGACAGTGTTACTGGAGCGGCCGCAGCGTTTCTCTCTGTCCTGCGCGGATACGATCCCCCAGTGCTTACACTTACCAATCCTCTAGTTGTTGATGGACCTACTGGAACTACAATGGGCTTTTCGTCAAGTGTTGCATATGTTCTTTGTTCAGCTCGAGCAGCAGCTAAAGCTTTGCCAGCTTCTTTTCTGGATTCTGGAGTTCCTGCTACAGCGTACTCTTCTTCAGCTCTTTTTACTCTTTTTTCTAGCTCGTCTTTAACTCTTTGATGAAGAATGCCTGCTAACGATGTCTCACTTTCTTTTTGATTAACTCCATCAGAAGTAAACAAATTTTTAAATATTTCTTTTACATTCAATCCCCGCAGCATTCTAATTTGATCTTGTGTAGATTTACCGCTACTTGCTTGTAGCTTTTCGGCTAAAAACGCAGCAAAAATACCTGAGAATGCATTTTGAGCTGTTGGTCCACCAAACACGCCCAATGATTTACCTTCTCTACCGATGGCTCCTCTTGCCGTTGTATCTGTAGAAGCTCCTTGTACTAGGGGACCAAACCTTGACAAAGCGGCCATTATAGATCTTGGAATCTTTGATGAAAGATTTGTTTCGGCTGCTGCAGGGTTTGTGGTCGGACTTACAACTCTACCTGACCTCAAATCTTGAATTGCGTTCTGTAGAATTGAGTCCATTGCCCGAGTAATGTCGTAATCAACCCCTTCTTGGAAAAGTTGATTAGTTGCTGCCGACTCCATGTAACCTCGTGATATGTCTTGCCCTACACGTAAGTCTTCGTTAGTTCCTTTCCCTACTCGAATTCCAAGTCTGGTTTTAACAGAGTCTTTAAATTTTCCCCACGTATTGTGCAAAGACCTTCTTCTCGCTCTGCCAGAAGCCTGTTGTTCAGCACCTGCTGTAAGAGAGTCTCCGAATCCTTCACCGTCGTCTCCAGAACCAGGCCTTTCAACATAGTTTACTTTGCCTCCATAACCCATTTCATTTTCAAAACCAACGTCAGATAACTGACTTCTCTGAACAACCGGACGAGCAACTGCTTTTCTAACCATCTGTTTGACAGTTCCTAGAACCTGCCTAAACGACTGTATATTGCCCATTCTCTTAGTTGCTTGTTGGCCCGCTGCCATGAAACCGTCACCAATATCCGCTACAACAGTAGTCAAAGCTTCTTCAAACGCATCGACTACCGCACCCACCGGGCTTCCTGGTTTTATACTCTGAAGTAGACCGGCGCCTCGGTTACTTCCGGCAGCAGTTTGTTTTTGCGCAATTGAGCGGATTAACGCCCTCATCTGAGATATTTCTGGCTTAGAAAGTGCGTTAACATCTGAAGTTTCTGTAAGAACGTTCGATCTTTTTGGAGAAGGCCCTTCTCCTTTGTAAAGCCCAAAAGTATTAGGAGTTGTTATACCGTATTGTCCCGGCAAATCAGGTTCTTTTGCAGTTGACGATCTTGATCCTCTAGGAGCAGCTCCAGAAGGTTTTGCGGCAGTCGTGACAGCGTTTGCTTGCTTCGCTGCATTTGCTTCTTGCTGCAATAGAGCAATGCGTTCTTCAATTATTTGATTGAGTCTTTTGTTTGAAGCTATCGCTTCTTCGACGTCCTCAACACGAATTTGGGCCTGTCGTTCTGATTTTCGACCTATAACTTCTCCGGTTTTGGAGTCTTTTATTGTAGGCTCTAAATCTTTAGTGTTAATTCCAACACTGTCTAAAAGTTTTTTAGCTTCTGGGACTGTCTGAATAATATCATTCAGCATAGTCAACAAGCTTTCTAACTTAGAAATATAGCTGTCTGACATGTATTACACCTACATAAACATTTCAAAGATTGCAGCTTCTTTTTTAAGATCTGCATCTTCTTGTTCTTTTATTTTCTTTAATTTTCTACGAATACTAGCATCAACAGCGTGTTGTTTCGCGCTGACTAAAGCGTTCATTTCTAAATGCGTTAAACGCCCTATCTTTTGGGCGTTTAACGCGGTCATCTGATGGTCAACTAGAAAATGATCAATCCACATTCCTAGTTCTTGACGACTGTTATTGCAAGTCTTAATCAGATGATGAATCCCCTCCAGACGGCTCAGGCTCACGTAAGGCGTTGTCCTTGTTGAGTGCCTCGATGTATTTATCGAAAGCATCCTTCGATACTTTTCCAAGCGTCCAAATGTTTTCTGCAAGCTCACGGACAACCTCCCCATTCGCGTCAAGTAATTTTTTCGCCTGAGCCGAGTTCAATTTTGGGCGAATTAATCCTTCAACAATTGTGTTTATTGTAAACTCAATTGTATCAGTTTCCCCTGATTTTTGCGAAAGCGTGTTGATCTTCTCCATCTGAGCATAGCTCAGAGCACGAATTCTCAACCGTTTCTTCAAACCCTTGATTGTGAGGTCTACTTCAAGAAGCGAATCATCAGTGAGTAAGTCATCGACATTCTCGTAATATTCCCCAGAACCAAATGCGTAATCTAGCATAAAAGTCTCCTTTAAATAAAAAAATAAACCCTCTCCGATAACATTTTATCAGAGAGGGTTGCATTTGACAAGCACTTACAATTAATTATTAAGCGTCTTAGTCGGTGTAGTCGCTGCCAGTTGAGGTGTCGACTGTGAAGCCACCATTGTCCATGAAGTCGAACGATACAGTCACCTGATCGTTTGCGGCGTTCGTGAGCTGGTAACCAGTCAAGATAGCTGAAGGAATGACCATGGTGTAGCCGCCCTTCGAAACAAGCTTAACGCCGATGTATTCACCGGAGTTTGAGATGTTGATCAAACGAGTGTGAGTCGTCTGCTGGTCGATCGGAAGCGTTACTTGGAACGAACCGTTAACACGCTTCGTGGTGGTGAACGTGTACATCTTACCGTTGTCGTTCAAGAAAGGACCGGCGTCGACCTGTTGGGTCTGCAAAGAAGCCTGCCACTGTGAAACAAACTTAACGTTGTCGTAGGCAGTGCCTGCGGCATTCTTAATCTTTAAATAACCCTCAATACCTTTAACAATTGCCATTGAAGTAGTTCTCCTAATTTAGATTTGGTATTACTATAAATCCGGCGTAGTCGTAGAAGTCAAACGAGATTGTGACTCGGTCGTTTGCCGCATTTGTCAACTGATAACCGGACAGAAGAGCAGAGGGGATGATCATCTGATATCCGCCTTTGCTTTTTAACTTGAGCTCGAAATATATCCCGCTGTTCGACAAGTTTATTAACTTGGTATGGACATTGGAACTTGAAGATTCTTGCGTAATCTGAAATGATCCCTGAACTCGTCGGCTAGTAGTAAAAGAATACATTTTGCCGTTGTCGTTTAAAAAGGGACCAGCGTCCACTTGTTGCGTTTGCAGCGACGCTTGCCACTGCTCAGCAAAGGGAACTTCTTCTTCGCCTGAATCGTGTTTTATAATAATCTGGCCTTCTACGCCTTTAACAATACTCATTGCTCACCTCGGAGTGATGAACGTTTCAAATCCTACTGCCGCTGTGTAGACAGCGGTTGTGTTTATTCTTTCAACTGGGAACGAGTAAGTTTTGTAAGGATAGAATTGCACATCGTACGGTATAGCAATATTAGCTATACCCGTTACAAGAATTGGATCAGAAAAGTTATTAACAAGTTCTCCTAACGAGTCTGCCGCACCGGCCAAACTATTAGAGATAGACCGCATAGTAACTATTCCTTTCCAAGCAGTCATGTTGAGCATGTTATAGCTGACGCCTAAACTACTGTCGCTCTGGTAAACCAGGTACGGGTACAGTGCTTCCGACGGAGCCACGTTAAAAAATACTCTTCCTGCGTATTGCCCAGAAATCTGAACAATTGCTCGTGCGATGATTCTCCATATATTTGGATAAAGCGCGTTAACTATCATTTTGTTCCTTGTTACTATTTCAAAATGCTACCAATTTGCTGATTGACGACTTTTTTAACACTCGCCTCAAGCTCTGCATCGGTAAGCTGTTGAAATTTTTTTTGAACCTGCTGAACAAGTTCTTTCATCATTCCCTTTACTTCAGAAAGCGTTGCTTTTTTTGTTGAATTATCGACCGCTTGTTCAATAATAACTTTTAAACTAGGTCCGTCAATTTTGCCAGACTTTATGATTAAACTGATTTCATTCGACATTTTATATAACTGCAGAATTGAATCGTCAATAAGCGCCGCTTTTAGCGGGTTCTGCACTGTGTCCTGATCAACCAGTTCTTCTCCAGTATCTTGCTTGACTTGCTGATTTATATTTTTAAACGTGTTCAAGCGGTCATTAAATTTTTTGTTTTCTGATCTTTCTGATTGTTTATTGCGGCGATCAGTCATTCTGATTTCTTCTTCAGGACTGACGTCGTTAAGGGAGAACAAATACTCTTCCACATTTTTTAAAACTGTGTGTTCTACAATTTTGCCTAAATGCTTAGGAATGGAATTGTACTCTTCTTTGTATCTTTGAATCTTCTTTATAAGCTCTTGAATCATTTCTGTCGCTCGACTGAGATGATAAACGCCCCCATAAGCGAATGCTTGATGGGGACGTCTACTATATCGTATACAACGCTGTCAAATACTAACTTGTCTTTAGTGGCCACTTCAACGCTAAACGGAAGTTGGATTTTCGTGGTTTGCTGATTTTTTAAAATCTGCACATCCTCATCTTGATTCGTAAAAGACGATAGTGTTTTTCCTGACTTGTTAATTATGCGGCATTTTATATTTGTCTGCTCGGTGAACTGCTCTGTGTACTCACCGTCAATTGTTGAATATCCGGTAAATACTCTGAGTGTGCAACTGTCGAGCATAAACGATTCAGCTTGCTGACGTATGTAAAGAGCTGAACTAATCAGTGTCATCCTGTGCCGCCTTAATTCGAGCGTCAATCGCTTGAATCTTTTTAATCGGTTTGTTTTGGTTAACAGCTGCTTCGCGTACGCGCTGCAAAGTTGAAAGAGCGGTAAGGGCGTAGAGGCGCTTGTTAAACTCAGTCATTGACTTTAATTCAACAATTTCATTAATATCTTGATCAGTTAGGAAGTTTGTAAGATCAGGTTCTAGATCAGCCTCGTTATACTCCTTAAGTAGCCCGTTTACGAACAAACTTTTGTTCATTCGCTTGAACAACTTGTCTTCTAACTCTGAATAAATTTCGATAACTTCATCCTCGTAAACAAACGCAGAGCGTCGTTTTGTATCGAAGTCAAAACTTTCTTCTCGTGTTGAAAGAGTCCACCCGACATTTTTTGAACTATCGTGAGGGTCTACACGGTCTCCAGCAACAATGTGAACTGGAACTTTTGCGTATCTCTTGTAAATTGTCTCAAACGCTGGGTAAATATTATTCTTAGCCATATCTTTTTCCTTTATTAGTATTAAACTACCTTAATGACACCGATGTTTTCAGGCATGTCGACTACCAAGCCATACTTCTGCCAGGCGTGCAGAACATAGTCTGCAGGCTGAATCGTGGTGTCAGTGTGCTCCTGATATTCAACGTTACCGTAGAGAAGAATTTCGCCAGCGTTCTGACCGATGACCAAAATCTGATCTTCGGGAAGAAGAGCTTCACGAGGCGTTGGCAGTTGATTACGAAATACTTGAGGCGTTTCGATAATTGGAATGCCTTTGTACGTCGTAACTCTATTAGTATTCAAGAATTCAATAAGCTTTTCAGGAACTGGATACGCAATGTTGCTGCCGCCGCCAACGTAGGAGTATTCGCGGAAACCCGAGAATTCATAGATTGGGCGAATTGCGCGACGAACGCCTACAATAGCTTTAACATCGCCAGCAGTGTACATGACGTTTTCAATAAGTTCGTCAAGCTCAGTGTACTTAATCTTGTTTGTTTGAACATAATGCGATGGGGTAGCAGCACTTGTCCAAGTCGAGGTAAGCAAGTTGAACACGCGTGCAACCAGCGTCTCGATGATGTCGTTCTGCAGTTGCTTTCTCATCATGTCTACCGTGATGTGAGAGCCCTCCTGAACATTCATCAAGGATTCGCGAACACCGCCAATCAATTGATCGAAGACAAAGCTGTGGAAGTCGCTAACAGTTGTTGGCTGACTGACCAAGTGCTGCGTGCCTGCGACCATTGACTGGACTGAGTACTTACCGCGACGCAGTCTTCGAATGGTCGGATCACCGACATTAACCTGCCGAGTAGGCATAAAAGCGTTAAAAATATCAAGACTGAGGAATTCTGGCTCAATCAACTGTACCAACATTTCAGCAAACGCTGATTTACCACCCGGAGTAGTTCCTGCCGTTTTGGCAAGTTCAGCTACACTTTTCAAAAGTTCTTTCTTATCCATTATTTACTCCTAGTGCATTATGATGTACAGCATGTCGGTATCTGGCTGATAACGATCAACTGTAGCAATCTTATAAGAATCGTTAGTGGTGTAGGTGAGCAAGCCGGAAGCACCGACAGCGACACCTGCGCCGGGTACCTTAATATCAGCCGAGCTGACAAAACAATCTGCAGTAATGCCGACCTTGCCGTGATGGAGAGCAACAAGCTCACCGCTGTACATGATAGGCTGGCGCCACATGGAACGAGGGACTAAGTACATCTTCTTTTCCAGAATCGGGTCGCCGTAAAGATTACCGTTATTCAGATTGTAACTCTGAGTACGAGGAGCCGTGTACCAATCGGCATACGTTGGACGAGGGAAAGAATCAGGCGGGAAGAAAGCAATGAAAACGCCATAACGTGTGTTTGCTGCTGCATACGTCACATTTGGCAAATCGTTGCGAACTCCCGAAGCGCCGACCACAACGGCACGCCCTTCCATAATTTCGGAAGCGGCGACACCTTGGCGGCTGTACTGTGTAGTTACGATAACTGCCATTTAATTATCCTCTTTTAAATTTAGACTGTAGTCTAGGATTTGTTTTTTAGCAAACGCTTTAGGCCTTCTGCTAAAATTCTTGATTGTTGTTTTTCTGCCTGTAGTTTTTCCGAAATAGTTAGACCCATCCAGTAAGCTTGAGCTTCTTCAGCTGTTTCAAAACACTGCATAGGTTTTTCGTCACCTTCTCGGTATACGCAGTAATCGAAGACTCGATTTTCATTTTCTCGGTATTCGTACGGCATTAACTACCTACTTATCTTCTTTTTTAAGTTTTTTAAGTTGCTCTGCTAACTCCCGCGGAGTCAACGGTTTGTTGTAATCTCCACGAGGTTCGGGAATCACAGAGTTGTTTGCGGAAGCGCTTGCTTCTTGCTTAGGCTTAGCAGGCACACTCTTTTGAAAATCTTCAACAATTTTTGAAAGAATGCTGTCTTCCAGAGACAGGTAAAAATCAAGTTTTTCGGAAATTTCACTTTCGCTGAAAATAGCAGAAAGCTTCCGAGTTACTTCATTTTTCCGGGCTTCGGCTTTGGCGCGTTGCTCGGCTTCTTCATAGGTTTTGATTTGGATCCGTAACTCATTGAGTTCCTCCTCTTTTTTTGAGAGTGACATAGTCAATTCATCAAGCTGTTGTTTATATTCTTCCATTTTTTCCTTCTCTTCTGCTACTGAAAGCAAAGGTGTTCTGTCTCCGTAGGCAGGGTTGTCGACAATACATGTACCAGCAAACGTAATATCGTTTAACCAGCGTATACCGTCGATTTCTTCCGCAGACGTGTAGTAAACCTCCCAAGAAGTTCCTATAAATTCACTTTCTTCGGCGCGTGATTTAAGCAAGTCATAAACTGCAGGATATTCATCTTTCCAGATAAATGCTCTTCCTTTAATAACGTCACGGCCTTGGTAAGTATCAGCAAATGCTTCGACAATAGCCCCAACAGGCTTAGCTCCGGCGTGACCGCCAAAACCAGCCGAAGAAGATGCTATTTTTATAGGAGTAAATCGAGAGGTTCGAATGACGTTGTTTATTTCTGATTTTTTAATTCCTTCGCTATTAGCGTTAGGCTCGAAATCAGTCAAGACAACTTCGATTTCTTTAATGAAAGGATGATCAATGTTTGAAACTTCTGCAAGTCTTAAACCACCTTTCAATGATGCCGAACTTTTTTTGTCAGCTGCGTCCATTTGTCTTACTAAACGAGCAAACCAAGATCGACCGGAAGCCCCTCCCCAAAGTAACCAAGATACCCAAGCAGGAGAATCTTTTGGAGCATTCGCAAATCTAGCGTTTCTTCCAAAAAATCTATTGCCCATTCTTGCTCTTTCAGGACTTACCGAATCTCCAGACACATACTTTCTTGCCCAACCGACTGTAGCAGGTTCTAGTCCACCTCCGCTTAGTCCTTCCTCATGAAGAGCAAGTCCACGCTTTGCAGCAGATTTTACTCCTGCTGGGGGAGAAAAACTAATATTGGCGTATTTGGCAGCCGAGTATGTTTGGTTGTTTGTCTCGTCCTCCTCAGTTTCATTAGATTCTTCTATATCTGGAAGATCCGGAATTTGCAATTCTTCGTTTTCAATTACCCAGAATTTACAAATAGCCTCGTCTTCTAAAACACCTTGAACGATTGAACAGCTTTTACTATCTTTTGCGTAGAAAGCGCAGTTTCCACATACAATTCCCTCAGCCTTAAAAGGATTAAGACTGGCTGGAGTGTAGTGAGATCCCTCACTGTCAATACCTTGACCAAACTTTCCGAACTCGTCAACTATCTCTAATAGCTCCTGTACTAGCTCTTGTTGACGCGGGCTAAGATACTCATTTTCATCTTCCATTAAGCACCTCTGACTAAGTGGATTGAAAACGAGCCTACTGCTGTTTCGTCTAACGTAAACGCAATAATAAACCCGTTAACAGGACTTGCTAAAATTGGAACACTGTAAATACCGCCAGAAACAGCAACAGGATCGGGAAAAAATCCGTATCGGGTTTCTGCGTAAAGTTCGTATGAGTTAATAAGCAAATCATCATCGAGAAATCCCAGATCTGCGTAAATTTTTAATGTTCCAGCTGCGGCAGATTTTATGGAAAATGAAAGCTTTCTCCATCCAGATCTAATCATCGGCACATACACAAAACGAGTGCCTAAACGAGCAGTATCAAAGAAATCGCCACTTGAAACGATAGGAGCCATTGTGTACTGATCAAAGCTGTTTTCGCTAACGTAGATATCGTCATAACCGTCAGAAAACGAAGGAACAAGTTCGTTTACTCTTCCGTCTCCGGCAGTCTTTAAACCGCCTTTTACAGTAGTTCTTAGAACAGACAGCTCCGTATCTAAAAGCTCAATTCCACTGTTTTCGATGGCTTCAGAGTAGTAAGCTCCTCCCATAGGAAAAACAGTTTGACCGTTATTGAAAGTCTTTATGTAAGACCCGTCCATAATTACAGAAACAGGAACCGGTGCGTCAGAGGTACCTATTGGATTTCCGCTAGCAGTAGTCATTACAAACTGCTGATAATGAGTTGTTGTTAATCCTCCAGTAATTTCTATAGTACCGATAGTCGTTGTTGTATTTGACGGTATATTAATTGCCATAGTCTTCCTCCATTATACTCTCTATACTTGTCAATAATTTTTTGTCAATTTTATTCGGTTAATGATTGCGCGAACACTTTCTCGAGAAACAGACAAACCAGCCGAATTACAAGCTTTAGTTATTTTTCTAACTGACTGATCTTCGGTATAAATAGACTGAATAAATGATTCAATTAACGGAGTTGTTTTCGGTCTTCCTCTAGGTCTTGAAGCTCCAAAATAAGATTTATAGTCTTTGCTTATAAAATCTACATCATAGTTTGCAGACTCCGCTTTTGTTATTCTTTTTTGAACTTGTTCTAGTCTAACAAATTCAGAAAACCATTCTTCAGAGACGTAAGGATTATACAAGTTGCGGCAAAAAGCGCAAAGAAAATCGTTAGGTGCCTTTCTATTATCACAAAACAAACATTTTACATATCTCATAAATCACCGCTTGACAAATTAAAATAGGCATATTTACCCACAATCATAATAACATACAAGCTAGTTGTTTTAACGCAATCAAGCTTATTCTAATCAAACTCTAATATAAAGGAGAAAATCTGCTTGTATAATTAACAAAGAGAAAAAAAAAAAAAGAAAGCATATGTTTACATATTAAGTTTATGTACTTATGTTTTTCTTTTTTTTTATTATTGATTATATCTATAAGCTATGTTACAATGTTCTTGGTTTAATATTATCTAGGTGGAGGAAAAAATGGAAGAAAACTTAATGGACTGGGATCAGTATCAGGCTTTTATTCGAACTACTAAAAAGTATGATGAGCGTTTTAAGCTTATGTATCCTGTTTTAGGCCTTGCTTCTGAAGCAGGGGAAGTAGCGGGTAAGCTTAAGAAGATCTTTCGAGACCACGGAGGACACGTTGACGAGCTTCAACGTAATAGACTGATTGACGAGCTTTCTGATGTTCTTTGGTACGTTACCGCTTGTGTTGACGACCTTGACTTCACTCTAGAAGAACTTGCTAAGTACAATGCGGCTAAACTTTCTGAGAGAATGCAGAAAGGGACAATCCAAGGGGACGGCGATAATCGATGAAGTTTACTGTGTACGAATGGGTGGAGAGCAACGGTAACTTTCGCATAAAGTTTACCGTTGCTTCTAACAAGCAAGACAGGCTAGAATCATACGATATAACAATTCCGTTTACCGGAGAGGACCCTCAACTGTTTATGAGTAAACTGCGAAATTACATGGTTTCGCATGTTTCATACGTTGATAATTTAAAAGCCGCTAAGAACGTACTTGGCGGTTTTACTTTTACAGATCCAACTGTCCATTATTACGAGAATATAGGAGATAGCGATGTTACTTAGTAAGTCTTTTTTAAACAAGTTTGAAGATAACCCGCAATGGCCGAGCTTGCTCGGTCAGTTTGTCTATCTGCGCACATATAGCCGATATTTACCTACCAAGCGACGACGAGAAACTTGGAAAGAGACTGTAACCCGTGTGGTTGAATACAGCATGGGTCTCGACACGATTACTAATCGATTGCAACAGGAAACAGAGGCGCGCGAACTTTTCGAGGCGATGTACAATCTTTCTGTATTTCCTGCGGGCCGCACTTTGTGGACCGGTGGAACAGAAGCCGCTAAGAAGTACCCGCTGTCTAACTTCAACTGCTCGTTCATGATCGTTGATGATGTACAAGCGTTTCTCGACGCGTTCTATTTGATGATGCTGGGCACTGGCGTGGGTTTTCGTGTTCTTCCACAGGACGTGAGTAAATTTCCGCCGTTAATCACCGGCGTAACCATTGAGCACAAAGAATACAATGCTAAGCGCAAAGCAAACCGCGAAGAATTGTCGCGATATGCTATTGATGGCGATGTAATGCATCTTTCAATAGGTGACAGTAAAGAAGGCTGGGTCTGGGGCTTAGAAGCTATTTTTGAAGCCTTCTTTCAAGGTTACAAGAAGATTGTTGTTGACTACGACAGCGTCCGTCCTGCAGGCGAGCAGCTAAAAACATTCGGTGGTCGTGCCAGTGGACACGAGGCATTACGCGATATGTACGAAAAGATTGTCAAAGTCCTGAACGAGGGCAATGACCGTCTTTCAACAATACAAGCTATGGACGTCATGAATCTAATCGGCGAGGCCGTCGTTGTCGGCGGCGTTCGTCGTTCTTCTGAGATCACCTTGTTCGATATTAATGATACTGCGGTACTCGATGCTAAAGTCGACCTTTGGTCCGACCCCGCCAAAGAAGACAAGCGGTTTCGCTCAATGAGTAACAATTCGGTTTACTTCACTGAGAAACCAACCAAAGAACAGCTTACGCGGCTGTTCGGCCGCATCTTGAACAACGGCGAGCCTGGTTTTATTAATGCCATGGCTGCAGCAAAACGCCGCCCTTGGTATGCCGGTACTAACCCGTGCGCTGAAATTTTGCTGGCTGACAACGGTGTTTGCAATCTTAGCGAAGTTAACGTTCGCAATTTTGTGAAGTTTGATCAGTACGGTGGATTTCTTGACCTGGACGCTCTCGAATCGGCAGTGACTCAGGCTACGCGTCTGGGCGTCCGCATGGCCACGCTCGAGCTCGAACTTCCGCACTGGGACAAAGTACAGCAGCGCGACCGTTTGACAGGTGTGAGCTTGACCGGATATGTCGAAGCATTTGATGCTTTGGGTGTTTCCACCACTGAAGAAGAAAGCAGCCCAATTCGCACAGTCTATAAAGATCGCACCGGTCGATTGCGATTGCAATTCCACACCTTGCGCGGTGTTTTGGAAATTTTAAATATGGTCGCTAACGAGTCAGCAGATGCGTATGCAAGCATTCTGCGAATTCCTACGCCGCTTCTGGTAACCACTGTAAAGCCCTCTGGTACGATTGCACAGCTTCCTACGGTATCGAGCGGTGCACACGCATCATACGCGCCCCTGTACGTCCGACGCGTGCGTATCTCGTCAAAGGACCCGTTGGCTCAGGCTATGCGAGAATCAGGATACCCAATCTTCCCTGAAGCGACCTCGTGCATGCCTGAAGCTTTTGCGGCCATGAGCGACGCAGACAAAGAAGAGACGCTCAAAAATGCACTGACTTGGGTTGTCGAATTCCCAATTAAAACGTCAGCGAAAAAAGCGTCTGCGGAAGAAAGTGCTGTTGATCAGCTTAACCGCTACTTCATTTTGCAGAAGTACTGGACCGACCATAACACGTCGATTACAGTGACATTTAGCCCCGAAGAAGTGGACGAGATTATCGAACTGCTGCTTAGCAGATGGGAAGATTACATCGGTGTGTCGTTTCTTCCAAAGTTTACAACTGCTTACCCGTTGATGCCATACGAGGCAATTGATGAACTAGAATACGAGCATCGATTGACTGAAGTTGCCAGTGTAACAGGATCTTCAATTATTGAACTTCTTGAGAAACACGAGAATGTTGAAGTTGACGATGACCTGGGAACTGACTGTGAAGGCGGCGCCTGTCCAATCCGGTGACAATTAATTAAGGACATTAGTAGCAGATACTGTATAGTTTTATGCAGTATTTGCTACTGTTTGGAGGATAAATGGCTAAGAATCGAAGGTTTGACGAGATTTTAAAAGATTATTCGGATAAATATGACTTAGCGACTCTATCTTCTCCGAATGACAAGGCCAACTTAGAAATGCTTATCAACAATCAAATTATTGTTGAAAGTGTTCAATCAAAACTGCAAGAGCTTACCCAAGACGATCCTGTTGAAAACATTGACATGATTCAGCGGCTTAGTTCTTCTTTAAAAGACATCATTGAAAGGAACTTACAGCTGGAAAGAGCTTTGGCTCTTGATAGGAAAACAAGAAACCAGAACAACTCGGAATCAATTGCGGAGTATTTAGTAAATCTAAAACAAACCGCTCAAGATTTTCTAGAACGTCGGCTTGTTAAGCTATACTGCCCAGACTGCAAAATACTTCTTTCTAGATTCTCCATTGTGCACGATCATAGCTTTTTCGACATTCGTGTTAACTGTAACCAGTGCAATAAACTTGTAACGGCGAGCAGAGAAGAAAAAGATATATTCTTTGACATCAAAGACGCAAGCTGGAGAAGAAAGCATAGGTACACGGTGAAGCAGTCTAAGGCTGCGGAGAGTACAGAGTCCGATATTGAAGACGACTTGATTCTTGGTGAAGACTCCGAGGGAGAGGAAGACAATGCTGAAAGCCAAAATTGAAGACGCTGATTTAGCGTTTTTAGAGATTATCGAAGATCCTGTTTGGTTAAACGAGTTTCTTCGCTCCACTAACAATGGCGACATGAACAAAGTCAACTGGTCTCACCAGGAATTTACATTTCGTCCCTACCAAAAAGAAATTTTAACTGATCAAAGCAAGCACATCGTCATTACTGGTGGAAGAGCTATTGGAAAGTGCCAGCCGGCATCTGCTCGAGTTTACACCAGTGCGGGTTATGTTCCGATATCGCATCTTCTAAAGCAACCTTCTTTTGTAACTTACGGTTACTCCACAAATGGAGCGTTTACTCAACGTCGAGCCTTTCTGAGAAAGGACAAATGGAAGAAGTGCTACTCAATCATTACGCAAAGCGGTCAGCAAGTAAAAACTACTGACGTTCATCCAATACTAACTCCTCGAGGCTTTGTGCTGATGGGGGATTTAGTTGTTGGCGACTTAGTTGCAGTTATGAATCGACTTCCCACGGATCACTGCGTATACAACACGCTGAGCTGGGCAGAACTTAGAATACTAGGGTACTTAGCTACCGGAAGCGTTTATTTTAAACCGTCTGGTGCAATTATTCCAAAATATAGAAAAATCGAGGCAGAGCTTCAAGAAATAGCATCAAAGCTTTTTCTGGATTACCGCAAAGACGACACTGGAAAGATTTTTATCGAGCGCACTAAGGCTGGCGGAGTACGTCATTACATTAATCAACTAAAGATTGAATTAGGCGCCTTTGGGAAGGATTATCGCAGAGTCTTTAAGCTTGACTGGCTAAAGACGCAAAAACTCGATAATATTCGCACATTTATCGAGGCTGCCTATGGCCAGCATGGCAATCTATCACTAGACTCCGTAAAGATTAAACTTTTTAATAAAAAATATGTTCAAGACTGGCAGGAACTTTTACTTTACTTCGGTGTTCGAACAAAAACGTCGAAAGTAGCTGATTGTGCAGACGAGCACCATATTTTTGATATTGACGACTCGCAATGGGTCGTCGAAACGTACGATAAAAGCGCTGCTCACGCTTTCTGGACAAACTTTAAAGTTCCTGGAGTTTCAGTAAGTCTGAAAGAAACTTACGAACCGCCTTTAGAGTGGTATACATGGGAGCCCATTGTCTTTAAGCAAAAACATGGTATGCAGTTAACATACTCTGTTCATGTTTATCAAGACGAGACATATATAAGCGAAAACATTATTGTGCACAACTCGGTAATCCTTGAAGATCTTTTAACGTATCAAGTTTTAAACTCTGGAGTTGAGTTCCCTGTAACCTCGGAGCAGCTTTTGGTTACTCCGAATACTAGTCAGATGACTCCCTTACTCGATAGACTTATTATCAAGTTTACTACTTCTCCGTTCTTAAAAGACTTTCTAAACAACAACGTCAATAGATCCAAAGGAACGTTAGACTTTCAATTAGGTTCTAGACGGCATAGATTAAACGCGCGTATTGCTGGTAGTCGCGGAGAGAACAACTTGGTTGGTCTACACATACCAAAAATTACTGGAGACGAGTTTCAACTTTTTCCAATGACTGCTTTTGATCAAATGCAACCGACACTAAATACTTGGGAACCTCGTGTTCAAGAACTCTATACCGGAGTTCCAAATGGAATGCGAAA